GTACCATTGAGCGCATATCCGAACCCTACATTGTGTGGGGAACGGTGTTCGTTCAAACCAAAAGACACTCCTTACCTTAATCGGTAGGGAGTGTCTTCTTTTATTCTTCGCCGGAATACCCGTTCGCTCTGGCGCATTTCAGCGCACCCAAGATCATCTTGTCCTGAGCCAGTGTTCGTTCTTTCAGCTCATAGAGTGAAGTACGGCGATGATCGTCCCATTCAATGAGCTGCTTTTTGTCGTGAACGACTTGACCCTCGTAGAGATTGATAACCTTGTCGAGCGTGATTTCTTTCAGCACTTGCATTTTCTCACCCCTGAGTGTCCTCGTCTGAGGTTTCTTTTGACTTGACCTTGATACCGTACAGAATGGCAAGTTCGGCAGTCCAAGCCGCAAACCAGCCGACCGTCAATTCTGTGTCAACCGTGTGACCGCAGGCGTTCAAAATCAGAACCACAACGGCATACCAAGTCAGATTGAAGATGGACAAGATCGTGAACTTCGTGCGCTTTCTCATTCTTTTCCTCCTCGGCTTAGGTTGCACTCGTTTACCACCCATAGGAAGCCCTCTTAGCGACTCAGGAAGCGTTCATGCACGAAGCCAGTATAATTTACCCTCTTGTGCGAGAAAGCCACATAGAGCCATTTAACGCCGTTTACAACGGTGTAGTAGCCGTAGTTCTTGACGGTGGTTTCCTTGGGAATTGTCACCAGCACTCTACTGTCCGTCCCGGCAGCGTCACGGACATTCAGACCAGCACCAGCGGTCACGGTGTAAGTGCCTGCCACAGCCTTATTGAAAGACCGTGCGACACCCTTTGCCTTGACTTCGGTGATAGGAACGGGCTTGACCGTTTCGGGCTGTGCGGGAGTCACGGTTTTATCGTAGGTCACATAGGGGAGGTGTCCGTGCTTCTTCCACATACGGGTATTGTACCCGTTCTTCTTCCCGATGTTACCGACAGCGGTGATCTGCACATTGTTCGCCCAACGGGGAGAACATTCGACCGCAAGGCCGTTTCCGATATACACGCCGATGTGTCCCGTAGTCCACACCACTTCGCCGGGGTCAACCTTGTCCCACCCAGAAGCAGTAGTGTCCTTGCATCTCTTAATCATGGTGTCAGCACCCTCGTCAGGTACGCCGTTGGTGGCGTATTTTGCGCCGCCGTAGGACTTGGTTTTATCACCAGTCCAGCCCCACAAAACGGCTTTGATAAGGTTCACACAGTCAAAGCCGAAGGTATCAGGGGTCGCCGCCATAATCATAGAGGTACGAGCTGCCGCCATGTTGTAGGGGTGGTTCTTGATATACCGAGACTTGTTTGTGTCGGTCAGTGGCGCACCAAAGCACCCCATGACATACAAGGTCTTGTAGTGCTTGGCAATATCAACGACCTTGGCGACCAGTTCACTTGATTTCATCATGGCTCTTGCCCTCCTTAGTAGCGTCCAAAATGGCCTTGAACTTTGTAAATGCTTCTGCGATGTACTTGCAGGACACCATGAGTACCGCACCAATAATCACCAAATTGCTGAAAATATCCACATACTCAGTCGGAATTTCCCACCCGACCATATCCGCAAACAGCGGCAGCGTGGTAATGGCCACACACAGCAGGGTCAGACCGCAGACAAAAGCGGCGATCTTCAAGCCTGAGTTTATCAGTTTTTCCTTGCTGAACGGTTCCAGCAGGATTTTGATGTTGTAATACAGAGAAAAGGACACATTGGAGAGGTAGGCACACAGAAAAATCAGCATCGCCCAGCCAATGTTCGTCAGGTTGTGCAAAATGGTTTCGAGCATAATTTTTTACCTCCAATTTTTAATTTAGGTGAGTTAGGTGAGTAATCTGGCGTTTTTCCTATAAACTCCCTCTTATACACGCATACTAAGAGAAAGTTATAGGGATTTTGACCCGATTACTCACCTTTATCACCTTACTTTCGGGTCATGCAGGCTTGTGAAAACCCTCCAAATCCTCGATACGGTGGTTGATGACCTTGATCTGTTCCTCAACCACAGGAACACGCCTTGCGAAATTGTTGTGTTCCCTCACTTCACGGGTCAGTTCGTTCAACTTGGTTTCGATGACCGCCTGCTGCTTGTCCAGTTTTGCGTCAACCTTGCTGGCAGACTTGCCGGACGAGTAGATGATACCAAGCAGGCTCAGGCCACCCGTGATAATAGCGACCAGAATTGCGTCACTCATGTCCTGCCCCCTCCCTTACTCGCCGGTGTATTCTTCCCAGCCAGCGGGATAAGCGTCCGGGGAATACACATTTCCGTCAATCAGACTGCGGTACAGCTTGTCGTTGTAGCTCACGATGTCACCCTTGTTGTAAGCGTCATGAGCGCCTGTGGGCCGAGTCCACACAGGGTAGCCGGAGGGGGTCAGGCCAATCGGAGTGTAGAGAGCGGGAAGTGCGTCAGGCTTCCAATCTGCTTGGGAAGTGTGCGCCTGTACTACCTTGTAGAGCTGCGGGTCGCCTACACCGTTCACGCCGTAGGTGAAATAATCACCAACAGCATAGGCATGACCGACCTGATAGGGGTCATAGATGGTTGCAATCATCATCGCAGAGTCTTCGTCAAGGCTTTTGGCGAACATCTGAACGGCCTTGCGGAACTGCTCAGAATTACGGATGTCGTTCGGGTCAGTCAGCAGAGCGGTCAGACTGGAAGCGTAAATGCCATCGTCCACTTCTTCGACCGAAACCGTTTCAGCACCGTCCAGTTCGGGGTGTCCGTTGACATGGTACACGGTGCCGTTCAAGGCAATACCCTGTGCATTGTCCTCGACCGTCAGGCCGTAGCAGCCGTTTTCCTGCATATATACCCAAGTTAGATTGCTCACAATGCCGAGAACTGCGTCCTTCTTGATGATTTTATACATGGCTTTTCCAACCTTTCTCGTCCGGGTAGAACCCGTACAATGATTTGAAATACTGATTGGTGCGCTGCCGCACCTTGAAGCTATGACCTCGCTTCATGTGACCGTTGTAGGAGTCCACGGAACACCGAATATCAGCCAAGGTCATTTCGCCCAGGTCGAGCTTTCCTCGGAAAGCCCTGAGCTTGTGTCGAACGATTTTTGTTGAGTCCTTGTTCATTTTCCGAACAACCTTTCCGGTCGGTGTGATGATGAACCTCGTTTTCAACCAGCGGTAATAATCTCTGAGAGGAATGACCCTCGTCTTCTTCAAATTCAATTCCAGACCGCACTTCTCGCAGATGATCTTTAACCCGTCCATGCAGAGATACAGGTCATCAATGTTAGGGCTGATTGCCACACCATCGTCCATGTATCGCTCATAGGCTTTGATACGGCAGACCTCTTTGAAATAGTGGTCGATCATATTGGGAAGCATGAGGGCGTTCGTCTGAGACACCTGACTGCCAAGACCCAAGCCCACAGAACCGAAGTCCGTAATAAAGCTGTTCGCAAGCTCCCTGATTTTCGGGTCATGAAGCCTGCGGTCGGCCTCACGGAACAGCGGTTCGTGTGGAGCTGAGTCAAAGAAGCTGTGAAAATCGTAAAGCAGAACCCCTCCTTCCAGACCGTACTTCCTGTAATGCCGTTGAAGATAACAGGTCATACGGCGCAGGGCGAAGTCCATACCTCGGTGTTTCAAGCTGGCGGAGTTGTCATAGATGAAACAGGCCGAATAGATGGGAACTAAGCAGTAGTCACACAGACACTTTTGAACCGCTCGTTCCGTGATATGGACTGATCGGATATACCGCTTCTTCCCTCGCTCCATGATGGTGAAAGCGTGAAAACCACGGTGCTTGAAGGTTCCATTTTGAAGTTCACGATGGGTCTTTGCGATGATCGGAATGATATTGCCGATATACCGCTGAGTTGAGTTTTTCCAGTAGACACCCTTACAGCATTTCTTCCCGGAAAGGTAAAGGTGTCTGAACGAAAAGACTTCATCGAAATCACCACATTCTTTGCTTCGCCGCAGACGAGCTTCGTCCCGCTTGGCTTTCCTGCGTTGATAACGGGCTTCTCTCCGTTCTTCACTTGTCATAGAAGGTTCCCCTCCGTACAGTCTTATTGTCGGGTACGGGTTCTAACTGCTTGTAGTACCAGCCATGAAATGAGCTACCGTACAATCGCTCACCATGCAAGAAGCGTCCGGCTGACTACATCGGACGGGGTGTTTTGGCTTGGTAGCCGGGAACAAGCCCTCCCTCTGCAAAAGGTACTGATTTCGCCCAAAGGGGTTACTACGACTGACCTATGCGAAGTTGCAGAGTCCGAAGGACACGCCATTGGAGTTGCTGGCGTTGTTATTGTTGGCGTTGCCGTTGTTGTTCACATTACAGAAGTTGTTGGTGTTGCCGGAATTAGGAGAACGCTCCCACCAGTTGTTCGCAGAAACGGTAACAATTACAGGGCTTGACCCAATGAAAAACTTACACAGGGAGGTCTTTATACCTCTCGTGGTCAGCTTTCCGAACCTTAGAGATAAGCTGTGCTTCGTCTGTGATGTACTCTCCAAATTCCTTCATGGCGTGGTCAATCCACGGACACTTTTCAGGGTTTTGGAGAATAGCGTCATAGAGTAAAGTCAGCTTCGGGCTGAGATTTTGAAGGGCGATGTTGGCGTTAATCAGGTGATCTCGCCGCATTTGCGCTTCATGCTGATTGTGCGGGTAGATGTTGTTCGCCGCTCGGACTTCCTCGTGAACCGTGGAAGCCAGCTCAAAGATACGGTTTGTCAGCAGAGGTGCGTATCTTTTAGGAGCCTTGGTGCAGACAGAGAAAGCGTGAAGCTCTAACCGTCTGGCAGTTTCGATGAACTGCATGGAGCTTTCGCCACGCATAGCTTTGATGACTGACACGCCAACATTCCTTTCTTACACCGCCCCTGACGGGGCGGGATTGGTGTTGATGAAACCGGGGATTAAACGCAGAAGCCGAAGGACACGCCATTGGAGTTGCCGGCGCCGTAATAGTTGGCGTCGCCGTAGTCGTTCACATAACAGAAGAAGTTGGTGTCGCCGGAACCAGGAGAACGCTCCCACCAGTAGTACGCAGAACCATTGACCTTTTTGACCTTGCTGTTTCCGGCTTTGTAATACGCATATTGAGTACCTTCGCCGGGTACAGAATAAGTTGTAGTGCCGAAGATTTCTACTTCGGACAAAAGAAACAGCTTGTCGTGGGTGGTCTGCGTTCCAGAAGTAGACCCGCCGCCTGTGCCAGACAGCTTGTTTACAGACTTCAAAACATTCTTCAAAGCAGCAGGAAGCTGGTTCAGCAGTGTTGTCATTGTGGAGGTACGCATAGTGGAACCATTCCAACCGCCGCTATTTGTATTGGAGCCATTCATGGAATAGGTCGTGTTCAAACAATCGACCAACTGGAAGGTGATACCAGCCTTGGTGCGGCTACCGTCTGCGGTGGTCAGAGTGTCATGGTCAAATCCGATGATCTGGAACTGGTAGTTGACACCATTAACGGCAACCGTTTTGGTGTCGCCTACCTTCCAATAATCTTGTGCCTTTCCCAATTTAGACACGATTGCGATGTTGTCCCAAGTGGTATCGTTCAAAGTGTCGCCCACCACAAAGGGGTAAATATACACGATACCGATGACTTCCAGCGTATAAACTCTGGTCTTCTGACTACCGTTGAAAACATACACGATAGTCCAATCACCCAGCTCGGTCGGATAAAGCACGGCATAACCATTCGATTGTGCCGTTGCGGTCAGCGTTTTACCTCCTTTGCTCATGGTAACGGTTGTACCGCTATCTGCCATGACATGAACTTCGGCGGGAGAACCCTTCTGGCTCAGAGCATACAGAGCGTCATTCACCGTGGGGTCGCTGCCGCTCAGTTCCAGTGCCGACTTGGTGGTGTCGGACAGCAGATTTGCCTTGGTCAATGCGGTGCCGACCACATCACAGCCTGTGGCGTTCAGACCAATGTCGAGGGTAGCGGTTCCGGCGAGAAGCTGTGTGCGCCATTCCTCGAAGGTTGCAGGCATATCGGTAGGAGCCTTGATAGAACGGGACTTACCGTTGCCCTTGATGACAGTATCTTTCATGAAATTTCCTCCTTACTCTCCGCAGTTATACAGACCAACATAGGCGAAAGCGTCCACCGTGCGGTCGATCTTGGAATACAGCTCGGTTTCCACCTCGGTCAGTGTTGTGTCGATGACATACAGGAGATATTCAATGTTGTTTGCCGTGGAAAAAGTGAGATTGTCCAGACTGCTCGGAACCAGCGGTGCGTCCGGGGGAAGCGTGAGCTGCTTTCGGAGAACCGTCAGGTTGTTCAAGTAGGCTTTCACGAGAGATTGGGTGGGCGTATCACCCATCGCCCAATTCGTCTTTGCCGCAACCACCACCGAGGAAGGGTCATACGGAACATGGTAGATCGGGTCATCAGCGACTCCTTTCTCCGCTCGGTATGCCGCCAACTGTCCGGGGAGAGAAGTCATGCGGTTGGCGATATAGGCTACCGCCTGCCCCACACGGTTCATGTCTCCGTAATTGTAAGCACCCTTCATACCAGCCATGTACTCGGTCTTTTCCTCAGCGGAAAGGCTCGAAAGCCCTTCCGTGAGGATTTTGTTTTTCAGGGTAAAAACCCTGTCTACATCGGCCTGTGTGCGGTCGTAGACGAGATTATCAATAATGCTCATATCAGACCTTTCACCTTCAACTTTCCGCTCAGAGAGCCGTTAAATGTGATCTCGTCCACCAAGATCAATGCGTCCATTTCATCGGTGTAGAGCGTCTGCAAGCCAATCACATCGCCCACTTCCAACTCAGGATTGCCACGGTATTTTGTCTGATAGGTGTTTCTCATTTGCAGATACTTTTTCACCTGATCGGCAAGAGCGGCGCACATCGTATCGTTGGTGATAAGGGGGTTTTCCTCCTTGTCGATTTCTCCATCGAGAGCCACGGGATAGGAAACGACCACCGAGTTCTCAGACAGAGTTTTGCCGGTAATGACTACGGTTTTAGTGCCGGAGGATAACACCAAATCCGCAGCTCTGGCGTAAATGTTGGAGGATACCAACGAGCCGCCAGAAACAGAGATAGAAACATCTTGTGCAAGACCAGAGAACTCGACATGAAGCTGAGTTTCGGTGGTCGTTCCCTCGAAAAGTTTGGTAGTGTCATTTGCCGCCGTATACGCATACTTAGCGACAGACACCGCTTTGAGCTGGTCGATCTTTGCGATGGATTGGGAGTCCTTACCAATCGAGTCAAAGTCCAGTGTGAAGTCCGTTTCACGGTAGTAGAGCTTACTCACCCGCATACGACGATACGGTAGGCCACCGTTCATCGTGACCTCGATCTCGGTGCAGTCAATCGCCGCTTCGCTGTTGACGAACACCTCCGCCGAAGTGATACCCGTCACGGTCTGCGTGTCCAGCAGCTTCGTCCCGGCGTAATACTTCACCTGAATAGAGGTGGGGTATTCGTCCAAGGGAGTATCAAAACGGAGAGCCAACACGGGAAGGTCGTGAGAAACATCAAAGGTCTTGGTGAAGGTCGGCTTCGTGGTATAAGTGCCATCTGCCGCAGTCATCGCTTCACTGATAAACCCTCGACCGGAGGGGTCGGTGTCTTCGACAATGACCTGATCTCCACCGTCCAGTGTCCAGCGGTTCAGTTCCAACGCCGCATAGGTGTTACCAACCTTATTGCCACGGTCAACAGTGTCCCACTCGCTGTACCACAGATGACCGTTATCCGCCCATACGCCGCTGTAAATACCAACCACAGTCACGCCAAAAGGCTTGATGTGAATGATATTGTCATCGTCTGTAAACAGACGGCAGCGGCAGGCGTGAGCGATCAGTTGCAGACAGTTCATGTGCGAGTCAATGGGGAGCGCCGCCGTAGTGAACATCTGCTTCAAGGTTGGGTCAATCACCCACGGGTGCGTACCCTGCGCTGTCAGCGTCAGGTCTGCGTCCAAAAGTACTTCCTCAGCCATGTCATAGAAGTTTTTGGAACCGAGCTTGCTCTTGTAGAAGGTTCCGGTCAGACTTCCAACCAGACCTGTCCCTGTGAAGGTGGCCTGATTTTTGGCAGCTTTCGGTTTGCTGTTCAACACATACTTGTCCGCTTTCAGCCACTCGACCTTGCCCGTGGGAAGCATATAACCGTATCGGAGAGAAATCGGTGATTTCTTATCCAGATAGGCATAAATGCCTTTCGGGTTATCCGGGTCATAATTGTGTTCGTAGTCCAAAAGAACGAACTGCATGGTTTCCTGCGGCAGTCTGCGGGAGAGCGGGTCTACATCGTGAGACTCCTTGATGGAAACAATGTCATCATTTCCAAATTTCTTCTGCACACCGTAGAGAACCTGTTGCAACCGAGGTCGGCGGTATGGAAGGGTGTTCCCCATCGTCAACACGATCTTGTCACAAGAAGCGACCTTCGTGTTGATGACCAACTCTGTCCCCTCTACGGGAAGTGTCAGGCTTTCCAGCACCGCACCATTCAGGTAGAAATCAACTGTCACGGTGTCAGGCCATTCCTGATAGCGAGTGTCAAAAGTCAGGGTGATACCGGGGAAGGTATGAGGATTGCTGAAAGCACGGGTCAGCACCGCAGGGGTGGTGAACTTGCCCTCAGCATTACTCATGTGGCTCGAAACAAAGCCGTCATACATCGTCCCGGAAGAAGGAACGATGACCGTATTCCCGTCCAGCGCCCATCGGTTCAGTTCCAACGCCGCATAGGACTCCTGATAATCATATCCGTAGTCCAGCGTGTCGAACTCAGAATAGCTCTGCTCCCCGTTGCTGGCCCAATTACCGTCTGTTGCCGCTGCCGTGTCAACCTGAGAGAAGGTGATCTCTACAAAGGACTGCTCACGGAGCAAAGACTTCATCGACAGCTTGTAAGCGTTGCTTACCTGTTTCACGGCCGCACCTCCTTAGAACGGTTCGCCGCAGTCAATGATGTTGACTTTGCAGTTGATGTAGTCCGCAGGAAGCCCCGTGTTCGGGTCAAGATGGTACGGGGTCGCCGTGCGGTCGCCGGGGTACATCTTTCTGGTTGTCCAGCGGTTGTTTACCATATCGGGATAAGTGACCGTCACAAAGAAGTTCTTGTCAAAAATCTGCAACATGGCAGACCACTGCTCCGCTGTCAGATAGCCCCAAAAGAGGTTGTTGAGCTTCTGTTGATCTCTGCCAACCTTCTGGCCTACCACAACGCCGTTGGCATTTCTGGCAGAGTCTACGATAGTGGCAGACAGCAGCTCTAAGCCCCTGCGGGGCTGAGGAAACTTTGTGCCATTGATTGTAATGAAACTTTGCATTTCCTCAGCCCTCCTTAGTAGGCATTGGCGAACACGCCAGTAGATACTTGCCGACCACGCTTCTCCTTGTAGCGGTCGTAGGAATGACCGATCTCATTGTCACCAATGACAACGGACATATCCTTTTCTTCCACCACATTCAGCAGAGCGTAGATAGCAGCGATTACGCCGTCATTGGCAACGGATACGCCTGCGGAGATACCCTCAACGATCTGGTCATTGTTGGCAACCGCCGTTCTGCGCCCCATCGCACCGACCATTTCTGCACCCGCTTCACGGGCGATAAAGAGCTGTCCTTCGTTCGGGAAACCGCCGTCTTCAAAGAACGGAATATGCGGAATATCCACCAATCGAATATCGAACGCCGGAATAAGCGTGATACCCATGACGGATAGGCCGTTGAACTGGATGTGGAACATATCATTGATTGCGTCAATGACACCGTTCACGAGTCCAATGATGGAGTTTGCCATCTGCCGTACAAAGCGAGTAATGGGGTTATCGTCCAGCGTCCATGCCGCATACGACAGGGACAGACCCGCCGCCAGTACCGCAAGACCAAGGCCAACACCCGCACCGCTCAGGCACAGCAGGACACCGAGAACGATCAATGCGCCGCTGAGAATACCCGTGATGACCGATACGACTTTCTTAATGGAATTAACAACAAAATCCCAATTCAGGGTAGCAACAGCGCCAAGGCTCAATGCGCCAGCCGCCATCAGGCCAAGACCGAGAGGAAGGGCGACTCCGCTCAGAGCAAGGATAGCGCCGACCGCCAAGAGAGCGCCGCCGACAACGGTGGTAATCATGCTGATCTTCTGCTGAACATTGTCGGAGAGGTCATTCCAGTTCGGCATGATAGCCGTACCCATTGTGACCGCACCCGCCGCCAGCAGAGCCAGACCCAACGGGATATTCGCCCCGGAGAACGCCAGTGCCGCACCGATAGCGAGGAACGCCACAGATACGACCGTGGTAATAATAGCAATCACATTCTGGATTTCATCGCTCAGGCCATTCCAGTTGAGAGCCATTACGGAAACCAGAGAAGTAGCACCAATCGCCATCAGCGCAATACCGAGGGGCATACACCCGGAGAAAGCGAGGATAGCGCCGAGTGCCAAGGTTGCTCCGCTGACCAGCAATCCTACTCTGGACAAGGGAGAAGCCAGAGCGTCCGGGATACTGTTCCAGTTCAGGGCTGCGGCAGATACAAGCGTGACAGCACCAACAGCCATCAGCGCAATACCCAGCCCGGTTGCGACCCCGGTAAAGGCCAACATAGCGCCTACCGCCAGAGAAGCACCCGCCAAAACTCCCGTTAAGGTGGTCAAAGCGTCAGTGAGGTGCCGGTCGCTGTTATGCCAGTTGATAACAGCGGCAGATACAAGGCTTGCCCCGCCCAAGGCCATCAAAGCGATACCAAGAGGAAGGTTCGCCCCGGAGAACGCCATAATTGCGCCAAGCGCCAGCAGGAAGCCGCCGACAACACCTGTAATGAGAGCCAGCGTACTTGCCAGTTCGCTACTCATAGCAGTCCAATTCAGTCCAACGGTAGCCGCAAGGCCGACCGCACCCGCCGCCATCAGGCCGACACCCAGCGGAATATTCACGCCGGTTACGACCAGAATTGCACCTACCGCCAGCATAAAGCCGGAAACAATCGTGGTGATCTCTGCGAGAGTGTCCTCAATCATCTTCTTGATTTCACCAATGCGGGTCTGCACAGCGTCACCAAGGAAATCGTAGGTGGGCAAATCGAAATCAAATCCGCCTGCGCCACCAGCACCCGCCCCGGAACCGCTTCCCGTGTTGGGAGCAAAGACATTCAGCTCGTCAAAGCCTGCGGTGTATTGTTTCAGCTTCTTGGCAGCACCGGCAGCGTCATCGAGATTATCAGCCAAAGACCCAGCGCCGACAGCAGCGCTATTCACTCCCGAATAGTCCACCTCCGTCAACTTGAAACCCGCAAGGTTGGCAAGGGCATTGGCGATTTCTCGAATGACCTGAACAACAGCGATTGCATAGGGAAGAATTGCGTTCAGTGCGGGAATGAAGATGTTACCGATAGCTCGTGCGGCCTGTGTAAGCTGTGCCTGCAAGATACGAAGCTGGTTTGCGGGAGCTTCCAGCGTTCTCGCCATATCGCCCTGAGCGGTTGTCACCTGAGTCATAATGGCGTAGTATCTCAGCTCGGCCTTTTCTGCCTGTGTCATGTTGGCAACGCTTTCCTTGATACCAAGGTTCAAAGCGGTCTGCTCCAACCGTGCCTGCGACAAATCGTAGCCCAAGCGCCGCAGAGGTTCCAACTCGCCGGAAATACCGGACTGCAACTTCTGCATAGCGTCTTCAATGGAAACATTGAAGAAGGAAGAAATATCGTAGCCGAGCTGTGTCAGGTTTTGACTCATGAGCTGCGCTCGTTCAGCTGTGTCACCGAAACCGGTCAGTAGCGTGTTAAAAACGCCCTGATTGCGGAGCCACTGTGCCGGGTCAATACCCATAACATCGGATACCTTTTCAGCATAGTTTTGAGCTTCGGCGGCATACTGCCCCAAGGCAACTGTGAACAGGTTCAAGTCTTCTTGGTACTTGTTGGACTCCGTGACCGCCTGTGCGATGAAATGACCGATTTTGCGGAAAGTGATTGCAACAGCGGCAACATTCAACGCTTTCAATCCACTCGTGAACTGCCCGGTAGTGGAGGTTGCTTTACGGGCAGAAGCGTTATATTTTTCCGTGCTGGTAATCAGCTTTTGGATTTTGGACGGGAACGCCGAGAAACCGTTGGACACCTTCTGCATTTCATCGGCAAAAGGCTTCATGGCGGCGGCAAGGGCGGTCATCTGCTGTGTGAACTTGTCAATGTCCGCCGCTTCCAAATCCTCGATCACCTTCGGCAGCTTGGAGAGCTGATTGATAAAGGTGGTCATATTGGCCTTACCCAACTCAGAGAGAGGGCGTAAACCGTTGGCAAGGGAAGTCAGCTTGTCGCCGTCCGTCCATTTCAGACCAGCGAGAGCGGTGTTGATTGCTGTGAGCTGGTTGGCGATGGAGGAAGAAATCTTCACATTTCCAACCTGACTCAGAGCGGTCAGCGCATTGGTAAGCCGGGTGATCTTCTGCGAAGCGTCACCGCTGTTCAAGCCTTTCAGAGAATTGGAAAGCTCCCGAATACCCTGAGCGGTCTTGCTCAGACCCGTTGCGCCGCCGTTGGTAGCGGTTTTCAAACGATTGAGCGTGTTAATCAGGTTTTGAAGCCCTGCGACCGCCTGCGTACTGTCATTGACGATCTGAAACTCCAACCCCTGAATTTCCACATTGTCAGCCACTTACGCCACCACCTTTCTCTTGAAATTTCTTATTGACCGACACCATAAAGGCTTCCATGTATGCCTTGGCTTGGTCATCGTGTTTTTCTTGAAGCTGCTTCTGCTGTTTCTTGTCCTGCCGACTGAACAGCTCATAGGGGCTTTCCCGATACGGCGTGGGCTTGGTTCCCTTCTTGGCGAAAGCACGAAGAACTGGGGCGGCATCAATAAGAGCTTCGTAAAAATAAGCTCCTTGGAGCCAAGCGTCTTGATTTCTCAGGTCTTGCCTGATCTGCGCCGCCTTTCGGTAATACTTCACTAATTCGCAGTCCTGTTCCCAAAACTGCTCATAGGTCATGCCAATAGAAAGATAGTACGGGAAAACCTCATAAAACTTTGGGGTGTAAGCGAGAAGGGGAGCGGGGCGATGGTCGCCGCCGCCCCCCTCACTTCTGGAAGATCGGTCGCTTACCAGCCGGTCTTCCAGCTCAGGTTTCCCTCGTTGCCCTCCTGCTCAGGCTCGTCCAGCAGACTCAGCAGGGGGGCGTTATACATCTCCACCAGAGCGGCAATCAGCTCGTCCTTGTGGTTCATACGAGCGTAAATGCTGTCGATCACATCACGCTTTACGAACCGATGATGGGCGAGGAACGCACCAGCAAACAGAGCCGGAAGCAGGGTCATAGGCTTGCGCTCCACATCAGCAGCAACGAAGCCGTTCTTCTCCATCGCTTCAACGGTCTTGCGGGTGTATTCCAGCGTGTAGGTCACACCGGTAGTGGGGTCATTGATAGTCAACTGCTTTGCCATGATAAATCCTCCTTATCAATACGGCGATTGTTGGTGTCTTAGGTTGCGGAGAAAGCGATGGGGGTGGAAGGAGCGATGGTGATGTTCATGTTCACCACTTCGTTCACGCCGCCGCCCACGGGATACACGGACAGCTCACCGTCAAAGCTGAACTTGCCGTTAGAGCCATCGGGAGTAACAGTGCCATCGCTCTCGGTGCCGCCAAACCAGACCGCATAGCTGACCTTCTTGCCTTCCAAAGCCTTGAGGGTCTGGAAATCAGCCAGCGTGTAGTTGGCGGTGAAGGACAGACCATCGAGGGACTGGATACCGGCGATGTAGGTCTGCATATTGTCGCTCAGGGTGGTGGTTTCCAGCATTTCGGGTTCGCCGCCGAGGTCAGGGAACTCCTTAATGTCGATCAGCTTGCTCCACTGTTCACCAGTGTCGGCCTTCTTCATCAGAAAAACCTTGTAGGTGGAAATAGCCATTTTATTTACCTCCTATAAAGAGTGGTTCCGTCCGTTTCCGCCTTGTATCGGGCAACCAGACGGTAGATTGTTGCGTTCTCCAAATTGGGAACCGGGGACAGAGAAGTACGCCGGAAATTCTTGGCGTACATGAGATCGTCCACAAACCTCATGATTTTTCGGCAAACGGATTTCTTACCGCCTGCCTTATCGGAGTAGACATTCACCTCGTACATCAGCGTGGCGAACCTCTCCGTATCGCCGCTGTCCATGTGAGCTTCCGTGGTGTAGTTATCCTGTTCCACCAAACTCACATAGGGAAAACGAGTAGGAGCGTTGACATACTCGCCGCTGACCAAGATGCCGGGAAACTGCGCTCTCAGGGCTTCCGCAATCGGCGTGTAGATTTGACTCTCCACATCAATCATGAAAACACCTCCTTCGCAATTTCCGTGAGCCGGTCTTGCAGCTCCTTTACCGTTTCATACATCGGCATATTGGCGGGATTGCCGTGAGTGATGACCACGAACCCGCCGTTCTTCTTTTCTTTCAGCACTCCGTTCGTGCCGGGGTCGCCGTAATAACCCCAAGAGTGTTGCTTGCCGTGACCCTGACCGTATTCGCCACGCTTCATACCGAGTTCTCCGGCTTCCGGGTGATCGTCCGGGTAGGTCACGCCTGTGCCGAACTCAATGAACAGGGTAGCTCCGCCTGTCGCCACCACCGCTCGAACATTGTTCCCACGGGGTTCCACCGTCACGGAAACATCGTTCGTACCGTCATAAACGGCCTGCGAGAACTTGATAGAAGCAATTTCCATTCCTTCTTGCGCTAACCGATCAGCAAAAACTATTGCACGGTCAGATTGCCAATTTCCTAAATCCTCAATTTTTCGGATTAAGCTATCGTAAGCAGGAATAGAAAGCGGAACATTGATTATCTGACTCACGATACCGTCACCTTACTGACCGCATAGGAAATGGAATTAAGGGACTTGGCGACACGCTTGACCATGTAATCGTAGAGCGGTTTCCCGTCCTCGTCATACTGCGGCTCCTTGTCGATGAACAGCACGGTATTCTCGTCAATGGGGCAGCTCAGGTCATCAGTGACGATCACCTTGTCGTACCCTGCGAAATTACCGAACTGTTCCACCTGAGCGGAGCCGGTCGCCGCCGAGATATTGGCGTTCATCGCCACGGCAGGCTTGTAAACCACCAGTTCCTCGCCGGTTTCGTTGCCGTACTCGTCCTTGGCGGGAGCCTTGCTGTCATACAGCAGATACCAGAAGGGTGATTTGTTGCGGTTCAGCGTCCTCATGCACTCAACCTCCCATCGCAGCGGCAAAGGGAACAATGTCCCTCAGCAGCGTAGGTGGCACATCGCCGTCTTCATAGGAGCGGGAGATACCGTTCTCGCTGTGAGCGGTCTGCCCTTCGGCTCCCCGCTTGTTCAGCAGATACACGGCGATCTCCACCTGAATGTGAGCGTACTGGTCAGGAACAGCGGTCACGGTGGGGTCGAAGGGGTATGCCTTGCGGCACACCTTGTTTCCGGCGATAGAAAGGTAGGTGGAAAGCGTGTCCTCGTCTGTCTCGCCGGTCATGGCTTTCACCATTTTCAACTTCTCAGCGTCCGTCATGCTTTCCACCTTTCCTTTCTAAAATCTCTGTTTTACTCCTGCGCCACTCTTAGCCGCCAGCAACGGCCTTAGTGTTCACGGGGTTGTTTGCGTCATTGGCGATGAAGACGCTACGGCTGTAAGTGGGAGCGGTAAACTCGGTAGAGATACCGGTAAACTTACCGTGGAACCACTCAGGGCCGTGGTCAAGGCCGATCTGACCAAAGAGCTGATACTTCTCACCAGCGCCGACCTTTGCCAGCGGCTCAAGGAAGAAGTTGCCCTTACCGGGGACAGGCTGATAAACGGGAGCCAGAACGCTCAGGTTCAGCAGCAGGGCAGTACCGGCAGGCAGGTACTCGCCAAGATACAGGTAGACAACGCCGATGGGCGTGACCACGCTGGACAGGGAGATACCGTTGATGTTACGGGCAGCGGGAACCACGGTCAGACCGTTCTGAACAGCGTCAGCGTTGATCTGGAACATGGTCACAGCGTCACACCACAGGCACAGGCCATCGGTGGGGGCGTGAGCGCCGTAAATCTTCTTCACCATGTCGGCAATATCCCACAGGCCGAGGGGCTTGGAAGCCATCGCCGTAGTGTTGGAAGTGATTGCGGGAACCAGACCACGGGTCTTGTTGACCTTGGTGTCGTCAGTGGCCTTGCTGTAAACGCCGTTAATGAAGGTGTACTCAATGTCGGCATTGACCTTCATCATCTTGGCGGCAACCTGAAAGTCCAGCTCATTCATGGGGTTGGCCTGCTGACCCGCCACATTGATACCGCTCAGAGTACCCATGTTAGACATCTTCCCGTAGGAAATGCCCACAGACTCCTGAAAGATCTGAGTCACATTGGTCTTCTGCGCACGGGTCACAACGGTAGCGTCAGGGGCGGTCAGAGAAGCACTCTCGCTGATAGCAGGCTGAGCGCCGCCGCCAGAGGTAAACTCCTGACCGGTCACGAACTCAACATGGTTGGTGGTCTTGGCACGACCGCCGATGATAGAACTCAGAGGGGTGCGGGTGTTGCCCTTGTTAAAGAGCATACCGGAGTAATTGAGTACCCCGAAACTCATAGCAAACTGATCTGCCATAGTAAAAACTCTCCTTTACTCGTTTTTCGCCTGCGCTTCCGCTTCGGCTTGCAGGCGGGTGTAGTAAGCAACGGCGGCGAAATCACCGTTTGTCCGTGCTTCCTCGATTTTCTTGGCGTAATCCATCTCGCCAGTACCGCCACCGGCACCGGGAGTGGGCTTGGGGGTCTTTTTCAGAGCGTCAGCCTTGACCTGTTTTGCATACTCGTCAAGGAACTTCTGCTGGTTGGCAAACACCTTGGCAGAGTCACCATCAGCCATTGCCTTTGCGGTGTCCTCAGCAAGAGCCTCGTTATAGCCCTGAGCAATGAACTTGGCCTTGAACTCGGAAACACGCTTGGCTTCCCGCAGCTCGGAAAGCTCCTTCTCCATGTTGGCGAACTTTTCCTCCTGCTCCTGCTTCTTCTTCTCGTCCTCACCCAACAGAGCGTTATGCTTACGCTTCCACTCAGCGGCTTCGGAGTTGGCCTTGGAAACGGCGGCTTTCTGCTTTTCCAGCTCGGCGGCGTTGTCCTCGTACTCGAACGCTTCCAGAGCTTTCAGCTTGTCTTCCGCAGACATTTCCGCATAGCCCGTGATTTTGCTGGTGTCGATCTTTGCCATAATGATTACCTCCTGCGTTTAACAAGGCTGTTCACTCAGCACTATTTTCCGTTTTTACGGGTTGTCTCCCGTTTGCGATTAAGGTCTTCCCTGACCATTCAACGCCTTGCGGCGGTCAAACCATTGTCTTCGCCTTTCTCATATCTCCGAAAAGACTGAGCTTTCACGGGCTGTCCGAAAACTCCGAGGGCATTGGAAGGAAAAATAAAAGGGCTACCAATACCTTTTCGGTATCAGTAGCCCGTAATGGCTGTTCCTATCACCTATGCGATAGGCTGTTCATATTTCTTTTTGCTGCTGACCGCCCACACTATCACTTTCTCGTGTCGTTCTGCGATCTCAACGGTCTTTCCCGTAGTCAAGATTTCCTCAATCTTCCTGACCGCTTCCGGGGTCAGGCGGATTTCCTTTTCCATCAGGATTAACCTCCTTCTGCTTGGTTGCGAGTTCAGCGGCCTTTTTCTCCTGTTCCTCAGCGTAATCCATACTCATACGGTATGCAAGCTGCGGGTCAGAGAACAAACCACAATGGGTAAAGGCCAGAACCGGAGCGATCTTCGGATTGGCAAGCATAGCAGTCAGCACATTTGCCTTTTCCGTGATATTCTCGTAATTTCTGCGGGTAAAGCGGATTTCCAGACCACTGAGTTTCAGTGTCAGGTCGCTCAGGTCACGGCAGATACGCAGAACCAGCTTCAAGAAATCCTTCTCGGACTGCTTGAACATCAGCTCGGAGTCCTTCGCTCTGGCTTCCGCCGCCGACCAACCATCACGCATAATGACCGCAGAGCCGGTATCGCTGGTGGAAGAACCACCGTTGCGGTTCGGCATACCGCAGATTGTCAGGACGGTGTTATACATACTGTCCACAAGGGTCTGCGTCTGCGTCTGGTTCATTTCCGAGGTCAGATACTCGATCTCCGCCTTGAACTGCGGGTCAATATCCTTGTACTTGATAGCACCCTCGTCACGAAGCTGGTGAAAATCCTCGGTGTTAATATCAACATTGTGGAACAACATGAGCGCCTGTACGAACTGCTCCACACCGTCAAGGCGGTTACTCTCCACAGTATTGATAGCGTCCAGCAGAGGGAGGACGATCTCAAACGCTCCCAGCCGAGCCTTATTCGCCGGGTATTCGATGATGGGAATACCCAAAATCTGAGGTTCGCTCCGAATGATCGCCCAAGTGTTCTCCACCTCGTAGTAGTGGTCACGGGTGTAGCAACTGAAAATCAGATTGCCGTTCTCGTCCTTCACATACTTCACGCCCATCATGGCGGGATTGCCGAGAGCGGTGGAGTAGACCACAAAGGCAAAGCGGGGGTCAAGAGTGAAAATCTCAAAGGGAGCTTCATCTTCCTCCACGTCGGCTTCTCCATCAGGAAGCACCATACGATAGGAAGTACCGCCAATATGCGACCAGTCCGCCAGTTCCTTGTCCTTGGCAGGCTTATCCTCACTGAGAACATAATCGTTCAAGCGGCTGACCTCAGCGGAAATGCTCTCGTCATCGCTTCGGCTCACATACTGAACGGGTTCGCCCATCAGATAGCCGACCTTGAAGGACACGATCTCATTGGCTCGGTTCTCAACGACCTTGTTGCAGATTTCAGGCCGTACTTCCTTTTCTCGGTAAAGCACGGGCTGATCTCCACGATAGTACCGATAGAGATAGTCAATGTCGGCGCTGTTTTGCAGATGGACGAACAAAGCCTTTTGCAGAACATCAATGATGTTCCCGGCATTGATTTCGGCAACATCGGTATAGATCACACGGCGACCAAACAACGCTCTCGCACCCACTTACAGCACCTCCTTCCCTCTACCTATTATCTCTCTTATCATTGTACCAAACTCTCCAATGGTTGTCAATACTAACCTTTTATCATACCATTCGCCACAGTATTTGTCAAAACCAACCTTTCAGTAGGGACGCTTGAAGACCTCCACCTTACCCCCGGACAGCATACGGATTTCGTTCTCCAACAGGGAGAGGGAGTCAGGAGCGTCATCGTGAGGAACCTTACCGGAGCGAGTGTAGGTGGTCACTTCCTTCATGAAATTCCAATACTGACTGCCCCGCTTGTAGGTGGAGGGGTGCTTAAAGTAGAAGTTCTTCTTGATGTTGTCGGAAGCGAACTCAATACGGGTCTGCTTGTTGGAGATCGTGCGTTTCGTGCGGATACCCACGGAATACCCCCGATCTCGAATGATCTGGTCAACATCTCTGGCGAAATACTGACCGGCATTGTTGGACTCGAAGACAGCGGAAGCCGCCTTGTTCTCAATCAGGCACTTGGCACATTCCGGTTTCGTCACCTCAGCGGGGGAGTCATCAAAGACCACATCAACAATATACACATCGCTGCCGTATATCATCGCCACCGGCATAGAGGTCGAGTCCGAGCCGCTTTCCGCCGTATCGCCAACGGCGATGATGGTATCCGGGTCACGGTCTTTCGGCAGATCAAAGAAGTAGTTCAACTCGTCCTTGTTAAACAGCAGACCCTTCGCTTCAAAAGGCTGTTGCTGGAACTCGCTCTCAAACTGCTCCGCACTTAGAAGCTCCCGCTGTTCCCGGAAGTAGGCGGTGGTAAAGACCTTCTTGCCCTCCCGCTCGTACTCATAATTACTCTCGTCCGTCACGAGATCGAGGGCGGGTATCTCAATCGCTCTCCAAGCCCACCCCTCCCGCTGTGCGTGTTCCTGCACACGACCGATGGGGTCATACAGGGAATAGCGAGTGCCGGTAAAAACCATTGGCGTACCTTCAATGGCACGACCCATAATATCGCCGGAGATCACTTCCCACTTATCATCAAGACGCTGGCGGTTCTTCGCTTCCTCACGACCCTCTACGCAGTCATCGAGGTAGAGGACATTGGTAGCCTCGGACAAGCCAACCTGTCGAGCGTCAATGGAACGACACATGATGGTGGGGAAACGAGATTTGCTTTTCAGGTTCACCGTCTTCGTGTCGGCGTTGGTCTGTACCAGCCGTGCGTCCGGGAACACATCGTAAAACAGGTATTCGTTAGGAACTGTCAGGTATTCCAGACAACCATTATAGAAGCTCTTTACAAGGTCATCACCTGTCCCTTCCATCAGGGTCGAGCGGTCAGGGAACTTGCCGGAGAGCATATTTACAAAATTGATACCCGTTTGAGACTTTCCCGCTCGTTTTGGCATGGAGATCGTCAAAAGGCGCAGCTTCCCGTCCAAAACATCTTGGAAGCCCTGCACCATCGGTCTGAGATAGTGCTTCCGAGGGGCATAGAACCGCTTTTCTGGCTTGCGGTCGAGTTCGATATAGGTCATGAAGGAGTCAAAGTCATGGGGTGCTTCAAAGAGAAGACACCGCCGCCACTGTTCATAGAACTTTGCCCCGCCGCCACGGACTACCTGATCTGCGGAGAGTGCCAGCAGCTCCTTGTTCACCTTATGCGCCGCCGAGAAATCCTCGGTTTCCCACTCTCGGCACAGAGAAAAGAGGTCGCTGTACGCCCCATTATCTCCCGGTCGGCGGTCGATCACTGCTCGGATAGAGCCGGAGAGTTTTTCATAATTCATGTGCATTTCCTTTCCAACAAAAAAAACGAGCTACCCGTGTATTTCTACACAGATAGCCCGTTATGGCTGTCACTCCTGCCCTTGCAGAAGCCGATTATAGAATTTTCGGTATCACAAACGCCAAAACCAGCAAAATAGAACTGATTATCAGGAAATATCCGATGATATTGAGAAAAAATCTCATGGTATCAGCCCTCATACTCCGAAATCGTCTTATTGTCCCAATTCAGAACCCCTAAATAGCCGCCCTCGGTGTCAGAATATAGCTCAACTGCTTTTTTCGTGTTCACTGTCTTCCATTTCACTTTGCCACGCCAGTTAAAATAGGCTTGGGTCTTGGTGTCAGGGATACCAGCCAGCTCTACATAGATGATCTGGCGATTTTCCAGCGTCACATTGAGCTGTAAATCCTCGCTGTCATAAATTTTACCACAAATCACGGTCATTGGGTCATTATCTACGATAGAAACATCGTGAAAATCGGTCACGCCAACGGTGTCAAACACTTCCCGATAGCTTGCGATCTCGTCATCGGTGAACCCGGCTTCGGAAAGAGCTGAGTCCCACGCAACAGGTTCAGCCGAGTCCTTCTTAGAACACCCGACCAGAAAGAAGACTACGATAACTGCCAGCCCTATCAGCCATGCCACCTTTTTCATTTTTCACCCGCTCCCTTCAAAATCGGCTCATGAACACCCTTGACCCAATTCATGTCGCCGTATTTATACATACCCTCGTACAGAGGGCGGTTGCCGAGAATACTCTTGATGGTGGACACCTGAAACCGCTTGCCGGAACGAGTCTGGTATCCCGCCTTTTCCAGCAGCTCCGTGATACCCAGCATGGAAACGCCGTCCTCGTGCTTCTCGAAGATGAACTTCACGATAGGAGCTTCTTGCTCGTCAATGGTGAGAACACCATCAACTACCTTGTAGCCGTAGGGACGGCGACCACCGCTGTACCCGCCGCAGGAAGCCTTGATGGAACGACCCTTGCCGGTTCGCAGAGCGATGTTCTTTCTCTCCTGCTCTGCCACGAATTGAAGCAGCGCACGGTAGATGTTGGCAAACTCGCTACCCTCTGTGAAGCTCTCCTGCGTACTCAGAAGTTTGATGTTCTTCTTTTCCAGCACATACAGGTAGTAGAAGTACAGCTTGGTATCACGAGCCACACGGTCATTCTTGAATACGATCACCGCTTCATAGGGAGGATTGCTTACATCGTCCCCATAAAGGATTTCGTTCAGACCGGGACGGTCATCTTTCGCACCACTGATTTCATCGACCTTCCAGTCTACGATGTTATAGCCGTTGTCGTTGGCGTAAAGAAGAATGGCCTGCTTCTGAACCTCGATACCGTATTTGTCATCATCGGCCTGTCGCTCGGTGGAGACTCGGATATAGCCGATTGCGTTTTTGAATGTCATCATAAGATCACCTCTTGCATATAAGATAGCATAAGTAAATGTAATTGTCAATAGGTAAGTGTAAATAAGCCTTTTTATTTTTTTGCGGGTATTTTTCAGCTTCCCCCGCCCTCGCTGCCGCTGGCATATCCCCCGCCCCCCCCCGTCACCCATTCACGCCGCCCCGATCAGGCCGAAAAAGCGCAAAAAACAACCGCCCCGGAATAGTACCGGGGCAGCGTTCACCTATTCAATTTCAATATTTCAATCAGGATTTGAAACGGCAGCAAAAGCAACAAAAGAATTAAATACACGCTTTCACCGCCTTTCAACCAACGCACACCCAAACAAAAGCGGGATTGTATTTCCGGCCTTTATATGGCTTTACCGTGATATTACAAAAGCAATTTGCAACCCCTTGCGCCCATGTTTCATAGCGTATAAACGCTTGTACCATATCGGGGGATACAAGATAGCAGCTTGTGCCGCCGTGCTTTTTCCTTGCGTATACCATGCTTTATACCCCCGTTAAAATACCGTATCAACAACGGTTAGAATTGTTACCCATAAATCAATATACTGTGTGCTGTATCCGGTATAATCGCCCTTGTCAAACTCTGTTTTGCCCGTGATAACATAACCAACTTGTTTTGCACCCCCGTCTGATAGATCAACGAACATTTCCGACTTGTTTTTAATGGCATTTTTGGAAATAATGATGCAATGCTTTTCTTCCACCCGTTCCCGGTAAATTTCAAGCGCATTTTCCACGCTATCCGCATCTATGCGCATATCCGAAACAATACCGCCGTCAATGTACCACTTTTTATTGTTGTATTCTTTCATTGTTGCCGTTGTTTTAAAAATATAATTCATAATTAAACCCCCATTCTTATACATTCATCGAGCGGGATTTTGTACCCGTCAACCCTAAAAAATGCGCTATCTTTCCCGTTTACGGGGTAGTAGATTTTACAACGGTGGAAACGCTGCGCCGCTTTCCCGCCATACCAACAACCCGACACGCAATAAACATGATCGTTAATGCCGTATTCAATACCTTTGATTTCAAGGCCATTCAAGCCGCTATAATAAGCAATGCTTTCCCGGCTTTCGCAATATTCCCGTTTATTCATAATTGCAAACCCCCTTTATAAAATCCCTTGCAAGGCTTTTCAAGCTTTCCTGCTGTTGTTCATAGGAAAGGCTATAATCATAGCGGATTTTTTCGGCTTGCGTTTCGTACCGTTCCCGCAATTCATAGGACGGGCGAATATTTCCGAATGGGGCATAACCTGTTACAATAGCAACCCCGCCGCCCATATCGTAAATATCAGCTGCCCACCCCTCACGGCGTACCGTGTACGCAACGGGGATTTCATAATTCAAAAGGTTTTGTAAACCGCAAAAGGGAACGCAAATAATTTTATTGTAATTCGCCCGGATTTCCTTTTGTGTTGTCTTGAATTTCATTTATTACACCCCTTTCAATAATTCACACTGTTAGCGGAACGGCGGTAATACATAGCTTTCAAACTTTCGGCGGGGGTCATATCCGCCGCTTTCGGCTTTTCCGTTTCTACCGGCTGCATATCCCACCACGATTTCCCGCCGCCGTTCATGTCATAGAAAGAAAGAAAACTATTTACATGGCGCATTGTAGTAGCAGAATAACCGCCCCACATACGAACGAACCGCCCCGCCGCCGTGATACGACAAACAAAAGTATTATAGGACTGCAAAACTTTTTCGCCGTTGTCCGTTTCAATAACTTTTGCTTTTCCGTAAAAACTTTTTGCCCGGTCATAACCACAAACGGGTAAATCAAAAATCTTTTTCATAATATAAGCCCCTTTCAAAATTCAATTTACATTTACTGCCTTTCGGTAAATACAAGATAGCATATTTACATTTACTTGTCAAGTGTAAATATAAAAGAAAATCAAGATTTTTCGCAAATATGGCAGCTATACAATATAAAGGGCTGAAAAATGTTCCCGCTTTCAAATCAGGCCGGAACCCCGGCAGCGCCCACGCCGCCCCGATGAACCCGCCGCCGATCAGCCGGGAAAGAAAAAGCCGCCGACCCCGGAGCGGGAGATCGGCAGCTCTGTCATAGTCGCAGACCCTCGCCGGAAAGTCGCAAAGTCGTTCGGGCGAAAGTCGTAAAGTCGCTCGGCATAGTCGTAAGCCATAGTCGCAAAAGTCGTGAAAGTCGCTCAGTCTTCCGGGTCATAGTCGCTGGATGCACCCGCCACATCTTCGAGATACTTCTTCTCCAAGTCCTCGGCGGGAACCTGATCTCCGAGCTGCTGGTTGGGTGTCAACACGACCTCCTGCTTGTCCGCATAGCCGAAATGGTTCTTCATCAGGAAGATCGCCGTGACAGGGTTGACCTTTCCGTTCTGTGCGTAATCTTCCATCTGTGCGTTCAAAAATTGATACGCTTTTTTTATAAGGTCACGGCTTGCGGGGGGTAAATAGTCGCTGTCGATACCATTAGCCCATGCCCACAATGTTTTCCTGTGTACTCCGAAAGCTAATGCCATTCCTGCCACGCTTGGCTTCATATCGTCCTCAGCACAGATTTCAAGATACTGACCAATGCGTTCCTTAACTTGTGCAGGCTCCTTCATGTCGGGTGTCTCCCAATCCCACATTCTCAGCGAGTGGGTAATATACTTTCGATTTTCACCCGGTTCCATGTGAACGCTCATAGCGTCACTTTTGTCAGGCCGCTTATTTCCGCCAGTACCCTTCGGTCTGCCCCGACCACGCTTTTCTACAATTTCATCTGCCATAGTCGTTTCTCCTTTCAAAGTCGCCAAGGTGATAAAGGTGAGTAATCGGGTGCATTTCCCTATAACTATTTCTATATACGCGCGTATAAGAGAGAGTTATAGGCATTTATGCCTGATTACTCACCTAACTCACCTAAAATACGAAAAACAATTTTTCAAAACACGCCAATTTGAAAAAAGTCTTTGCAAAAACACTCACCTTTATCACCTTTGTCACCTAACTACCAGTCGGCGTTGATGACCACTTTATTTCCGTGGGCGAGTGCTTCCGTCACAATCCACTCCACGCCGTCCCAGTTGTAGACCTCTTTCTTCACGGCATAATCGACAAGCTGCTTTGCCTGCTCGCTGTCAAGAACCATGTCCTTGCCGCACCAATCATTCTTCTCGGTACGCTTCTCATAAGGAACATAGTAGCCGAGCTTTTCCAGAAAGTCGTACCAAAGACTACCGCCGCTGTCGGTGCTGGCAACATCTACCGTATTGACGACCTCACCACAATGAGGGCAGCGGACATCTTTACGTTCTATGACCGTAATATCAAGACCCACTTTCCAACACCTCCTGAGCCATCTTCACCAGCTCGACCAAATCATAGAACCGCCGAGGGGCTAACCCGGTCTGCTGCTGCACCTTGTTCAAGTGATAGAGAACGGTATTTCTGTGTGCGAAAATAGCACGGGCAACATCGGTGACATTCATGTTATGATTTGCCATCGCTATGACAATGTGAGCGTCTTCCTTATTCACGGTCGATCTCCTTTCGCAGCTCGTCATAGAGTTCCGAAAAGCGGCGGTTCCAGTGGCGCAGTCGCCAGAGGAATAGACAGCCTACAACAATCCATTCAACGGCGGCGATAGTTGTCAGAATGTCACTCATGCTCTATGCTCCTTTCTCGCAAAGCGGTTGAGCAACACGCTCACGGTGAGCTGACCAATCCTGTTCACATAGGGACAGTTGAAGCGGTCAAGGTGGGGAACGCTGTTGCCGAGGTCGATGACCAGATCACGGGTGTTGTAAGAAATGTCCTTCGTGATAGTCGGCGTAGCGTAGATCACCACATCACGGTTCATTGTGGCCTGCAAGAGACTCTTGGTTTTGGAGTGCGCCACCGTCACAGTTGCGTTACCGAGGGTGAGGTACTTTGCCAAGTTCTGAACGGCATGACCCCGGCCTACAATGGTAATGTCCTTAGCGTGAACCAAGTCCAATGCCAGCAGGAGCGCCAAAGTTGCCTGAGACACCGATGACATTCCCTGTGAGTAGGAGTGGTCAATGTCAACCTCGGCGCTGAGCTTAATGTCAGACGGGACGGTTTCTCTGTCCACTACCACGGCTTTGTACGGAGGGCAGGGGTATTGAGTGAGGTCACAGTCAATACCTAACAGGTCAGCCTTGCGCTTGACCGCTTTCAGAAATACGCTCTCGTAGGAACCCAGCAACAGCAGTCTGCCAGTAGGGTGAAAGCGGGTGGTTTCCTCGTCCAAGGTGGCAGAAAGCGTTTTGATTTGCTCCATTACATCATTCATAGTGCTTCTCCTTTCTTTCAAAGTCATGGAGGGAGATCATCTTTTCACGGGTGAGCTTGTCAACCACCCGACCGATCTCCGAGTACCCGCAGACCGCCGCCAGCCGTTCAAGGTTGCCCTTGGTCTGTGCCGTGACTACGATGGAAATACGGCGGAGGTTCTTTTTCTCAGTCTTCATCGCTTTCCTCCGTGAACACGGTTCCCTCGAACCCTTCTGCCCTGCCAAGAAGTCTCCATAGTCCCTCGTCCTGTTCACCGCAACAGGGACATGATTTTGCAGCGATTTTTCCGAGCTTCTGAGGAAAGTCCTCGTCTTCCTCGACATACAGAAGGTGTTCACATTTACGGCACATGAAGACGGTGAACATCGGGGGTAGTGGGATAGGCCGCTTTCGTCCACAACGATGACAGACCCACTCGTGCTTCCAGTCTTCACGAGTCATTTCATTGCCACATACACACTTTTTACTCATGTTTATCCTCCATTCGGTCGCAATCGTCAGAGATTGCACAGTCTTCACAGCCCTTATAATAGAAGCAGTTCTGGCAACTGGAAATGACAGGCATACACCGCTCAGCGTATTCTTCACAGTTGGCAACAGGGCAAGTGCCATCAACGCAGGCAACGCCCACATAGTCGGGGCAGTATTCAGGCTTCATCATCGCTGTCCCCTTCCGTCAAAGCTCTTGCGAGATCGTCAATCATCTGGTGCATGACTCTATCGCCAACATCATCTTCGTTCTGACACCAGAAGGAGAATTTCAGGTGTAGCAGCTCATGCACCAGCGTCTTTTCAAAATTGAACGGCACAATGCGGTCGCCGTAACAAGCAGGGTTGATGATCTCAATACGAGCGGTCTTAATTGCTTCTGACCACTCGGTACAGCCTGCGGTATTACGCACCATCATTTCTTCCGGGTGAAGGTGGGTCAACAGCTTTATCCGCCACTCCTGCAAGCAGAGTTTTCGCTTCCACTTTTCCAGCAGGGCGAGTTCTTCATTGGTGGCAATCATGCAATCTCTCCTTTCTGAACTGCTCAATGTCTCGGTCGATCAGGCCATTCAGTTCAGCTTCTGCCATGAACGCAGTGAATACCTTACCGCACTTCACGCAGTAGTTAATGAAGTGATACCCATTTGTGTCATGAATGGTTTGAAGGTTTTTATCGTACAGGCGGTGTCCACCAGTCAGGAAACATTTAATCCTTTTCCACTTCATCACGGACGCTCCTTCACAATACGAATTTTTCTCAGGCGTTTGCCGCACCGCTTACAGATTTCATAATTGCTCTGCCAGCGGTGAGAACCATTACGGCACTTGACCTGAATATGAACATACGGGTCTGCTGTGTGGATACCGAAGCGGCAGAGGATAGAATTGCATGAACGGTTCATTAGGACGCTCCTTTCAGTCTGAGGTTCTTGTAGACGGGGTAGCCCTGATACATAACCTTGCCGCCGTGCCACTCAGGGTGCGTTTCCATGTCGGCGTTGAACCGCTTGGCAGAACAGGCAAAGTACCCGTTGGACTTGCACCAAATCTTGTAAGCGTCAAACAGAGACTTCGAGCGGGTGTTGACCCCCTCAGCCTGTTCACAGCGTTCTTCAAGGAATTGCAGGCACAGGTCGTTGTCACGCTCGTACTGATTGACCACCTTCCTCATGGCGGGAGACATTTTCAGACCGAACCGCTTGTACTTGAAGTACCCGGCGACCAGCCAAGCGAAAATGCCCTGCATAGCTTCCTGTGTCTGGAACTCGTTTTTCAGGTTCTTGTCCTGCTCCGCTTCGGTGAAGTGGCGGTTGAACTCGATCACTCGCACACGGTCGGAAGCGAACAGGGACTTATCGCTGACGGTTGGAAGATCGTTGCAGGAGAGCCAAAGTGTGAACTGCGGCAGGAAGGTTGTAGCAGTCTCATAGAGGTTCCGAGCCTTGATTTCCTCGCCGCCCGTGAGCTGCTTGATTGTTTCCTCGTCCAGCTTTCCATACTGGTTACTCTCAGCCATCGTGACGAACCGTTTGCCTTTCAGGGAAGCCAGCATGGGGTTCGCTGCTTCGGCGTTCTTCGACCGCTCTGCCTTACAGATGATCGACACGGGGGACACAGAAGCATAGTCACCGAGAAGGTGGTGAATTGCCGAGAGCATGGTGGACTTGCCGTTGCGGGTGGTCTTGCCGTGGAGAATGAACATACATTCCTCGTTCGCCATACCCAGCATGGAGTACCCCAGCGCCTTTTGCAGATAGTCAGCCTTGTCTTCGTCATTGCAAGTGACCTCTGCAACGAACTTCTCCCAGCGGCGACACCGTGCGTCCTGCAAGGTGTAGTTGAAATTGGTCTGCATGGTCAGGAAGTCACGCCAGTCATGTTCCCGGAACTCCATCTTTTCGAGGTCGAAAGTTCCGTTCTTGCAGTTGATAAGGTAGGGGTTTGCGTCAAACTCCGCCGAAGCGATAGGAAGCACACTGGCAGCGTCCTTCATCAGCCGATCACGGAAGCGCCGGTCGCCCATCTTTACGATGAACTTCATGTACTCGGTGCGGCGTTCTTCATTGGCGATCTCGCCGCAGTAGAGAGCCATCAGGCGGCAGAACTCTTTGATCTTCTCCGCTACCAGCAGAGAACCCGTGTCCTTACGCCATGCGCCCTCGGAGTAGGTGAACCAGCTTTTCGCTTCGGGGCAGTAGCGGGTATCGTTTTTATAGCACTCGGAGAACAGCTCCGCCATGCCAGACTCGTCCCACGAATACCCCGTACCGCTGATTGGGTGGCTATGCTCAGGCTGTGCTTCCTTAATCTGAAACATCACTCTGGACTGAGCTTCGTCCATGATGTAACGACCGTTGGAAAGCTGGAAAAGAGCCTGTTCTTCGGGGACAGTTGTGATTTCATCAGCCATAGTTTCACTTCCTTTTCTTCATCGCTCTCGCCAGCACCACGGCGGCACAGTCCTGAGAGTCTTCATCCCACCATGCACAGCGCTGTTTCTGGCAGGGGCAGAGGGGAATGTCTTCGGGGCAGCTCATAGACAATGGACAGATTTTCTTTTCACTCTCCACTGTCTACACCCCCCCATAGAAGAAAGCGTTCTTCAACGCTGTGTCCACATGGCGCATGATCTCAGGCGGCAGAGTGCAAATGTACTCCCAATCATCGGACACATCTACGACACGCACCTGTTCACACTCAACCATACTCGGCTGTAAAGAACCCCAAGTGACAGCCACATGGGTTGGCAGTTCGAGCCGCTTGATTTTAGTGGTCAGGGGAACGACAATACTGGTGGAAGAAAACTGATTGCCGACATTGTTTTGCACAACTACCCATGGACGCTTACCGGCCTGAATATGACTGTTGGTAAGCATAGGAACATCAATGATGACAACATCGCCACGCTGATAAGGTTTCATAATTACCTCCAATACTTGAAGCGGTCATAGTAGTCTATCTCTCGTGCCTTTTGGCGCTTTTCCAACTCTTTCTGCCGCTCATGTTCTTCTCTTTCACACTGGTATTTCTCGCATTTCGCATGACAGCCAGCGTACCTGTCAGGGCAACCGTAACAACACTTGATAGCACTCACCGTCTATACCTCGTCACAGAGTTTACAATTAACTCGACTTCGGACTGCGGGAGAGGGGGCTTGCAGGCTTGGGAGTTGGCGTACAACAGCTCTTTGTAAATCTCTGCTTTGGTGTATCCTTGGTTATGAAGCTGACCCGCCAGAGAAGTCAGGCTGAGGTTCCGGCTTCCCGGTGTGATAGGCGGGTATTCGGGCTTCAAATGCAGCTTGCCATTTTCGGGGCGGCGGTAGATGGGAGAATAGATACGCTGAGGGGCGACCGTACCTGAGCTACTTTCCTTCGGTGTGTCGGGAAAATACTTCTCGATCACATAGTCAATCGCTGACTGGTTTTCAACGATCTCGGAGAAGATCAAAACCTCGCCGGTCATGATGAAGTACCGATTGCTCTTGTAAATCTCCACGGCGGCACGGTTGTTCTTACCCTTGAAGGGCAGCTCACCACGAACGAGAATGTGAACCCCTCTCCCGCTCCGGGACTTTTCCGTGTAGGAGTGACAACGACCAATAATATCAGCCGCCAGCGGGTTTAGAAGACCATCAGTAAAGCCATCGTCAATGTCGATACCTACAACCCCTGTATCGTGAAATACATAGCCAAGACCGTCATAGTAGCCGTACTGGACATTGTGTTCAGCGTCAATGTAATTTGACCATGTATCCGGGTTAGATGAAGAAGCCGCCTTTCTGACGGTGGCCTGCATGGGAACCTTTGACCCGTCCCATACATTGACCCATGCCTTTTCCTCTCGGAGTTCAGCGGGTATATTCAAATAGCTCATAGGCTTACCTCAGCTTTCATACGGACTCGGTAAAGACCAGTCCCATCTATCACCACCACGGTAGGCGTTGCGGAAGTGGTTTCTCTCACCATCGCCAGAGAACCACAGGTAGTCCACAGGGAGGACACGACCAACCTCAACCTGACCTTCTCTCTCTGCATACCAGCGGGTCAGTACATCTATACAAAGAGTAATCAAACCGTCATCGACCGGGTTTTCCTCGTTGTACCCTACGAATTGTTTAGGTGTAGTCACGACCGTTATAATGTCGCCGTAGCCATGATCGACACGGTTGAGCGCACACCACACACAAGCGGCTTTCTCAGCGTCCGAGCTGACCCCTCTGGCTTCTCCCCATAGCATTTTCGCCAGTACAATCACTTCCTCGTCTGTCCACGGCTGAGGTGTCACCTCCGGTTCTGGCTCCGGGGTGACTACCTCTACCACCTCGACAATGGGAGAAGGTTCTTCAACCTCAACCGTGGGTGATTTCAGACAAAGGACTGCGACAATGGTGACGAACCACAGGAAGATCGAAAATCTCAGCCCTCGCAAGGGGTATTAGACTTGCTGGACTTGGGCTTTGTCGAGGTTCCAGCAAAATAGAACTTGTCATCTACGCAAATGGGGAAACCGGGAAAGAGCTTGCTGGCGGTCTGCGTTCCACGGGAACAAATCTGCTCTGCCGCCGCCAGCGACATTTCATCTTTCACGAAGTCCTTTCCAGCAGCCATGATATACGGCACTTTGCCGTCAATACTTTTCAGCTTCATTAGGTTCTCTCCTTTCACGGTTCCATGCTTCAACATCAACGCCGATACGCTTCAACATCTCCTTGCAGAGCCATGTGTAATCGTCCGGCATTTGATAATACTGGATAAGGCGGTCATGCTCGGCAGAGAAAGCGTCATAGAACTTCCGCAGGCGCTTCTTGCCGAAACCGAGGTGAACATGGAGGGTGTAAAGCACCATAGCGTCAATGTCATCGGCGTAGCGCCTGTCGGCTTCCACGATCTGACGATTGATTTCCATGTCCATCGCTTTTCTCTCGGCGGCAGTTAAGACCGCACCAAACACCTTGCCGCCAGCTTTCTTAATCCTCATACCTCAATGTCCTCGAAGAAGACGGGATAGGTCTGTTTCAGCAGGGTCAGGAGCATATTGGCAACAACCCGCATATCGGGGTGAGCCGCTACGGGGCAGCGCATACGGCAGAAGTGTCGCCACTCTCTGAGGTCGGCGGTCATGACCACCTCGGTTTTCAAGCTGTTCGGCAGGACAGACCGTGCTTCCTGCGGGGTGCAACCCTCATTCAGCAGATCAAAGTAGGCGACCTCAGCGTGTTCACACGACCGCTTCCAGATGTGGTAGGTCGAGTCGGTCTTGGCGAAGGTCGAGGGACGAATAACGGTGATCTCGCCACCGAAGCCCTCCTTGCCATAGTTGCAGTACCGAGTGGACTCCTGACAGAACGCCGCCAGACGGTGGCGGACGATCTCATGGCTCACGCCCCGGTCGCAGATGAAGCGAACGGTAAGAGAGCCATGCTCAATGACAGCTTCGTGACCTCGCTTGATAATGCCCCGGACGAACTTCTCTGCGCTTCCGTCCGTGATTTTGTCCTCGGACTTATAGCAAGTGCGCCCTGCGGCTTCGATGGTGGTCAGAAGGGTCTCATAATCGGGGGCGTTGATAAGCTCCACAGAAGGTTCAATGATTTTCACTTTCAGACTCCCTTTCATACCAAGGTTTGAAGTTGATAATCTGTTCGTGGAGGTGGTTTGCTCTGCCATCGAAACAGATTGTACGGTCATCGACATGAACGATGGAGGGAACTTTTCTTGCTTGAATTTGCACCATCGGGAACCCGTAGTGTTTCAGCCATTCAGCAATCGCCGTCTGCCCCTCAAAGGACTCCGCACGAGAAGAACAGATGACCACACATAAACCATCGCTTATGAGTTGTTCAATGACCTCTTTAATCCCTTCTACGGGAGGGTCGGGGATAACAGCGGCACCCTTCCACCCGCTTCGGTAGGAATGAATTACACCATCGAAATCGAAAGAAACTGTTGGAATATACATACTTCACACCCCCGCAACATGGCTTGCCAGCATATCGGCTTGGTGTGTCCACAGCACATTCGGGTACTGGCTGACTGCTCTGGTGTAGTCATTCCACTCGGACTTGTCGGTGAAAGCGCCCATGTGATAGCGGATACACATGATTTCTTCATCAGTCAGTGTGTAGAACTGAGAGAGAAGCATGACGGACTTATCGCCGTGACCTTTCAGAAGGGTGTCGGGGTTGTACTCCCACGCCTGTTCGTCATAGATTGGTGTGCGCCCACCATTAAATTCTTCAATGTGGCCTGTTACCGGGTGGCGGTACTGGTCGATCTTACATAGGTCATGGAACATACCCACGATGAAGGGAGAACGAGCCTTGCGCCAGATCAGATGATTGGCCTGAGTGAGCGCCAGAAGGTACTCCGTAACCATGCGGGAGTGGTTCAGAAGACCGCCCTCGTAATTGCCGTGGTACTTGGTGGAAGCAGGGGCGGTGAAGAAGCCGTAAGCCATCAGGTACTCCATCATGTCATCGGAAACAACAGAGGTTCCGTCAGGCAGCTTCATGAAGTTCATGAAATCAGTCACTTCGGACTTGGAGAAGCAGTCAGGCATTTTCGTACTCCTTTCTGTGAATACTCTTTTCGCTGTCGAACCCGTCAGGGTAACGGGCCAGCAGCTTATCGACATTGTGCTGTGCCACATATTCGAGGGTCACACCCAAGCCGGTCGCCAACTGTGCGACATACCAGAGAACATCGCCCAGCTCGTCAACCATCTTCATCGGGTCGAAAGCATGACCCTGAAACTCGGTCTTTTTCAGAATGTCGATACACTCTCCGGCTTCGCCGTTCAGACCGTAACAGCCGTTGCGAACTTTATCCCATGAAGTCAGGTCGCCGGAAGTGCGCTCGGCGGCTTTCTGATAATCATTCAGCGTCATCGGCAACCTCCATTTCCACCACCGTCATAATGGCGTAGTTAGCGAGGTCAATCAGGGTGTCACGGATAGACTCGTCATTGACCTTCTGTTCACCGCCACGGGAGAGAGTTTTGAAGCGGCTGAACTTATCACCCAACCGAATACGAGCCATCGCCATTCCTTCTTCAACGAAGGTCTGGTGAAAGCTGTCACCGTAGTCATGGTTCTTACGCTCATAGAGATTGTTGATCTCCTTGCAGATTTCAGCGTGGCGCTGAACCTTGGAGAGCGAACAAATATAGGCTTCTGCCATTGTAGCTTATCCTCACTTTCAACATAATTTTCAACATACCATTGGCGAGGGAGAGCCTTTCAAATTAACCCTCCCTCGCACTCGGTATCAGCCAAGGAGAGCTGCCAAATCCATCGGGGTCTTAGGAGCGGCCTGAGAAGCCGCAGGAGCGGTTTTAACAGCGGGGGTAGTAACCGTATTGCCAGCGCCGCCCCAGCCCTCAGAGGGGCGTTTATCCGCCAAACGGACGAAGGTAATGCTCTGTCCGGGCTTCTTCTTGTTCTCCTGAACATCATGTTCCACATCGCACTCGATGAAGTGACCAATCAGGTCGGTGTGGTCGATCTCGGTCAGGTCGAAGTTACCGAGGGCGGTCTTGGCGAAGTAGCTGAAAGCGTTGTATGCACCCTCGTTAGGAGAGCCATCGGATTTCAGCAGAGAGAAGCGCTCGATGTGCTTACTGCCGGTCTGCGTCTGCATATAGACTTCCAGCTTGCCGAAGTCTTCCTTGTACTTCACATCGGTAATCTGAAAGACATGAGTACCTTCGGGAATGATGGTAAAACCCTCGGTGAGTCCGATTTTAGCCATTGTTTTTGTCCTCCTTCATGGTGTAGAAATTGAGCTGTTCTGTGTACTCGCAGGGGAAGATGATACCAACCAACTGGTCTTCGTCATCGGGGTACTTGGCGTACTGCTTGACCAGCAGGGCTTTCGGTACGCTCTTGTCGCTTTCCAGATCGTAAGCGTACAGAATTTCACAGAAATCAGACTTCTCGATCAGCGACCAGTCATCATTGGTGATGGGAAGGGTCATGGTGCTATCCTGCGTAGCGAAGATACGGACACAATCCTTGATTGCGCCGTCCGGCTCAGGCATGACCGCCTTGACCAGCGTAGCGTACTCGGTGCAACCGACCTGAGAAATCAGGCGACCAATGCCGTCAGGCATTTTCTCGTTGCTGTACCCGGTCACGCTGCGGATACCATCGGGAATGAGCATGAGTACGGACGGGGAAGCCAGCCAGCGTTCGTCCATGTACTCGTAGATAGCGCCGCCATCAGGGGCGAGAGACTTCACGAACTTAGAAAACTTCATAGGTCAATCCTCCTTAATAATTTTCGGGGAAATGCGGTAGCTGTCCTCGGTGGTCGTGTACTTCGCCAGAATACCGTCCGCTTTCATAGCGTCCTTGTCGATCTTCGTGGTGGAAGTACGGCTGACTTCCCAATTATAGGCAGAGCCAGCGATAGACACCTTCTTGTCACCGTCACGGAACTGAGCGATTGCGGCTTTCTTAATCATGTCAGTCACAACCTTGTACCGCTTTTCCATGTCCGGGATACCTTCATGAGCCAAAATCCGTTCCATGGTGTCTTTCAGGTCTTCGGCTTCCTTGACCAGCGCCGCCATGTCCGTTTCGGGGGACAGGTTGTTGGTGCGGAGAGCTTTCAGAATTTCAGCGTCCTTGCGCTCGTCAAAGGCGGGAGAAATGCCGCTCTCAACGAAGTCTTTCCACCATTTCAGGGCAGGCTTCACATACTTCTTCTCGAAGTCAGGATACCGCTCGGACACCTTGAAGGGGCGAGTGATGGTGTTCTCACCGCTACACACGAACTTCTCAGGGTCATCGTAGTCCTTGGGTTCGAGGAAGGAAGCGACCATGATAACCTCGTCTACGCCGAGAAGGTAAGCGTACAACGCCGCCTGCAAAGCGTAATACTCAGGAATATCGTCCTTCCAGTCCTCGACACGCTTGGAGGTCTTCATTTCGAGGACGGTGGTAGGCTTACCATCTTTGCCATAAAGCAAATAGTCCCACATACCGCCGAGAATGGGGCTTTCCTTGAAGAAGTCTCCGTAGGTCTTATTGAAGTAGTCCTTACCCCACAAATCGGTCGGCGTGACCAGATTGCTCATGAAGTAGGTCTGCTTCATGTACTCGGCCTGCTTGGGTTCGATGGTCTTACCGGCGATGGTGTAGATGGTGTCCTCGAAGGGCTTCTGATAGGTACGGGTCACTTCGCACCAAATCTCGAACGGCGTAGACCACGGGTTCAGACCGAGGATAGTAGCGAAGCGGGTGCCGGTCAGCTTC